ATTTACCATGAATACTACAATTAAAGAAGATAAACTGGAAAATTATACGACAAAAGAAGAAGGAGTTAAGAAGATAGAAGAACCCTTGAAAAAGGATGCCCCATGGACAGATGTTGAGGCTGTCTATGTCCATGGGAAGAATAAGAATCTTACTGCATTGTCTGCAGCTGAGAAACTTAAATATGCAACAACTGAGAAGTATAAGAGACAATCTGCTGCTTCAGAGAAGAATCATCGTAGACATGTTGATTCTTATAAGACTTATAATCCTGCACGAAATGAGGCTGGTCATATCAAAACTCCAGTTCTATATGCTATTGAGAAGAATGAAATTGTTGTGGTTGGTGAAGCCAATGAAGTTGAGGCTTGGGTTCCAAAGAGTGATAATGTTCCTTATGTTGTCACACATTTGAAACGCCTAATCCTCCAATCTTTTTGTGACAATTTCCGTCAGTCCCCTGAGCACTACTTTATTGATAATTATGAGGAAGTCAATTTAGAACCAATTATGTCCACAACTGATTCTGCTGCTGTAGGCCTGTTTATTGAGAAAATCAATTGGACAAGCTTTACGGCCCGTGTTCCTCGTGAGAGACGTGGTTTCCATATATTTTCAGATGGGAGGTCCATTTCCATCGAACAGAATTTAGGTTACCATACTTTGAAGATGCAATTAAGATGTACTGTTGAAGCTTCTTTAGAATCTTTGACTAAGAAGGAAATGAAGAAGGAGGCTGCTTTTGTCGGAGCCTCCTGTTATACGAGATTCTTAGAAAAACATGCAGCTTCATTGAAGCTTGCTCAACGACAACCTGGAGAGGTTTCAGTTCCCCTAGTTATGGGTGACCCCGTTATCACACTCGCGCGTGAATTAGAGTGTGGTGAGGAGGTTACTGATACTGGTGTGATATTGACACCTTTGAGATCTAGTCCTAAGCCATTAATTCCAAACATGAATTGGTTTTCTGATCCCCTTGGGGTTAAAGAATCCTCTAAGGAATTATCCACTGCCGTTAAGGAAGCGATTACTGAAGGCTTGAAGGTTGAGATGCCTATGGGAGAGCTTAATGCTCTCGCTGATAGAATTTCAAATACTCTAGACGAGAAACTTAAGAACATTAATGTTAATCATAGTCTTAAATTTGATTTTGGATTAGGAGATGCCTATTCAAAATTGACAGACGATTATCTTGGTTTCTTGAAGCCTTACTTGCCTTCAGATCCTAGAGTCCGTGATATCTTGATCATCATTTTCATTGGCTTGGTTTATCATTGGGCCATAAAGAAAGGTGAAGAGTATGCAAACTCAGTTTTTATTGGATTAGGAGTTGCCACTGGGTTATCCCATTGGTGCAATAATCCTGTAGTTACTGCTTTTTGTGGAACCCTCTTCGGACTTGAAGTTTGTAAATCGATGCCGTCGGTCTATGAATACATTAAGTCTATGTTTACAACTAAATCAGTTCCACTTGTAGAGAATTCTGCGATTAATGATTTCTC